TGCGCAGGACAATTTGCAGCTTTCCGGTTTGTCGCCTGAAATGCTCAAGGCAATGGCCTACGGTAAAGAATGAGCGCAATCAACCCATCAAACAAACAGCGCCAGCGTGCGATGGATGACGCCATCCAGGCACGCATGAGCGCAAAGTTTGAAAACCGACTGCGCATTGAGCTTGCTAAGACGGTCAGGCAAGTGGCAGACGCCTACGAAAAGCGCGGTGAGCTTGCCATCTCGCAGGCCATTGATGACCGCCGTGCTCAAATGGCTCAGGCGTTTGCGGCCAACTATCAGTCAGTCGCCACGTTCTTTGGAAAGCGCATCCTGAAAGAAGCCAAGTCGCATCATGGCGCGGACGTGACCAAGGCGGGCATCATGGACATTTTCAACAATGCCTTGCAGCTTTTCATCACGCAATGGGTGGCCCGTCGAGTCACGCAGATTGATCGAACAACGGAAAACCAGATTCGCACGCTGATTCGCAATGCAATTGATGATGGGCTGTCAGTGCCTGAGATTGGAAAGCAGATCAGGGATTACGCCGCGCCAATGTCGGCCACACGCGCAAACATCATCGCCCGCACGGAAACACACACAGCCGCAAACTTTGGGGCGCAGCAAGGCGCACAACTTACTGGCCTGAAAATGCGTAAAGAGTGGGTTTCTGCCCAAGACGAGCGCACCAGGACAACGCCACCTGATGAGTTTGACCATGCCGATGTGGATGGGCAAGTGGTGGACATGAACGAGCCATTTGATGTGAGCGGCGAACAGTTGATGTTTCCAGGCGACCCATCCGCAAGCGCTGGAAACCTCATAAATTGCCGCTGCGCCGTGGTTTATTTGACAGACGATTGACCAATGCGATAATTCTGCAACCCAAGGGGATGGATATGGAATTCAAAAGCCTCAAATTTGATGATTCGGCGCTGAACGCTGATGAGCGAACCTTTGAAGGTTACGCCGCCGCATACGGCAACACAGACAGCGACAATGACATCATTGAGCAGAACGCATTTGCCAAGTCGATCAAGGAGGGCTTTCCTTCCGGCCGCATCAAGGTGCTTTGGCAGCATCGCAGCGACTCGCCAATTGGTATGCCCATTGATATGCGCGAAGATGCCAAGGGTTTGTGGGTCAAGGGCAAGATCAGCAAGACTCGCCAGGGCGATGAGGCGCTCGAATTGATGCGCGATGGCGTGATTGACCGCATGAGCGTTGGCTTTTCGATCCCTGGCGGCAAGTCAAGTTATGACCAAGCTGGCATCCGCCACATCTACGAAGGCAAACTGTTTGAATTTTCTTTGGTCACTTGGCCTGCGAACGATCAAGCAATCATCACTGGCGTGAAGACGCTCAAAGAACTGCGGCAATTTGCAGAAGGTCACGACCTGAACGCAAAGGCCAAAAAAGAATTGCTGGACGAACTGTTCAGCATTACGGCACTGTTGAAGGGTGAGCCGCCGCAAGGCACTCATTCCAAGGGACAGCCGCCATTGTCTGCCGATCAACTCAAAAGTCTGATCGACTCTACTCTGGGCGAACTGGCCCGAATCTGAACTGGAGAAATCATGGAACTGCAAGAACTGAAAGGTCACTTGGACACCGTTAAGTCCGAGATCACTTCTGCTGTCGCCAAGCGCGATGCGGAAATCAAGCAATACGGCGAAGCCACCGAGGCCACTCGCAAGGCTTTGACCGCTGCCACCGAGCGCCTTGACACCATCAAAGGCGACATGGACCGCATCGACGCACGCGTCATCGAAATGGAAAAAGCCGCACAACGCCAATTCGGCGGTGCTGCCGAAGCCAAGTCCTTAGGCGCTCAATTCGTCGAGTCGCAAGAGTACAAGAACGCTGGTTCTCGTGGCACAAACGCTGTGCGAGTGAACAAAGCATTGTCCAACTTGGCCGCTTCTGCCGGTGCATTGGTGCAACCTCAGCGCCGCGCCGATGTGGTGATTCCTGCCCAGCGTACCGCCTTCATCCGCGACCTGCTGACCAGCATCCCTACCTCGAGCAACGCCGTTGAAGTGATGCGTGAAAACGTGTTCACCAACAACTCTGCGCCTCAGCAACCAGGCTCCGCATCCACCGCCATCGGCGCTGGTGAATTCCAGTCCAAAGCCGAATCCAACCTGACATATGAGTTGGTCACTGTGCCCGTTCGCACAATGGCCCACTGGATCGCCGCTAGCCGTCAAGTGCTGACCGATGCCCCAATGCTCCAACGTCTGGTGGACACCAAGCTGATGTACGGCTTGAACCTGCTCAGCGACACTCAGTTGCTGTACGGTGCTGGCACAAACCAGTCCCTGACCGGTCTGATGGTTGACTCTGGCGTGTCCACTGTTGGCGAAATTGCCGCTGGCACAAGCGCCGCCGATCTGCCTGGTGCAATGCTGAATCACATCCGTTCGGCCATCACCAAGTGCCAGACCTTTGAGTATTACAACATCAACGGTCTGGTGGTGAACCCAATTGACTGGGAAACCCTGGAAACAGCCAAGGGCAGCGATGGTCACTACATCTGGGTGACTGTGCCCAATGGTGGTGAGCAGCGTCTGTGGCGCGTGCCTGTCATCGTGTCCAACGCGATGGCTCAGGGTGACTTCTTGCTGGGTGACTGGACAATGGGCGCGACCATCTATGACCGCGAACAGATGGACATCCGTGTTAGCGAGTCGCACGCCGACTACTTTGTCAAGAACGGCGTCGCCATCTTGGCTGAGGAGCGTTACGGCTTTGGTATCGAACTGCCAAAAGCCTTCACAAAAGGCTCGTTTGACGTAGCCGCCTGATAAGGCAAACGGGGTGGGCAATCATGCTCACCCCATTTTTTGAAAGTATCCGCATGACGACTTACACTCTTTTGATGAATTGCCATCTTGGCCGCAAAGGCAGTCAGATTGATGTGCAAGACAATGAAGCCCGCCAGTTGGCGGTCAATCGCGTGATCGACTATCCATCGCCAGTTGCGGTTAAAAAAGTGGTTTCCAGCATTGCTGGTGACGCGCAAGAAGTGACCGAAGTCATTGAGCCGAAAGTGCAAAAGGTGAATGGCCCAGAGATCGTGAAGGTTGATGGCCCTGAAGAAACCAAACGCCGTGGGCGACCACGCAAAGCCGATGCAAGCAACTCCGCAGACTGATACCGTATCGCCCGTCACAGCGGCTGAATTGGCCGCTTTCTTGGGCGTTGATGCGACTGATCCGCTATTGGATGGGATGCTTGTCGCTGCGACCGACACAGCCATTCGGTGGATCAATCAGGACTTGCTTGCCCGTAAATGGGTTTTGAAGTGCGGCGATAGCCTGGGCGCAGAACAACAGCTTTCGCCAGCGCGATTCCAGTCAAACATCATCGAACTACCTTACACGGCGCTGATTCGGGTGCTGTCTGTCACTGGCGGCTGCGATGTAATCTGTTGGGAAGTTGTCAGCACTGGCAGGCCAGCAAAGATTCGCATTGATGGCTGGGATGGTGTGTCTGAATTGACCATCACATACAACGCAGGCATGGCAACAATTCCCGCGTCCATCAAAACGGCCATCATGATGATCGCATCATTCATATACGAGCATCGAGGCCAATGCGATGGCGATGATGCCGTGAAAAAATCAGGCGCTGGGACATTGCTGCGCCCCTACCGTGTCGAGGTGGTGATTTGAAGTGCTGCGACCTTTCTGCTGGTGCTTTGCGTGAGCCGTTGGTTTTCCAGCGCCGCCAGACGCAATCCGATGGCATGGGAGGCCAAGACCTTGACTGGGTTGACCTGTTCCACGCAAAAGGCGATGTCCGGCCATTGAGTGGCCGCGAAGCCTTGATGGGGATGCAACGAGAGGCAAGCATCAGTCATCGCATCTTCATCCGCTACCGTGAAGACTTGCTGCCATCTGACCGCATCGTCATGCGTGGCAAGCCCATGCAGATCATTGCCATCATCAACGTGGAAATGCGCAATCGCTGGCTTGAGTTGCAATGCCTGGAAGGGGTGGCAACATGAAGTCGGTATTGGTGGGCGACAAGCAGTTGATTGCAAACATCCGCAAGTTTGGCGCGCAAGCTGACGCCGCACTGGCGCAGATCGTCATGGCGACATCGCAGGATGTCCGCACGCACGCCATCCGCGCCATCCAAGGTGGCCCGAAGAATGGCCGCGAATACAAGCTGAACAATCCGCGCAGAACGCATCGAGCATCTGCCCCAGGCCAAGCGCCAGCAACGGACACCGGGCGACTGGTGCAATCCATCACGGCCAACATTACCGGCCTGACTGCCGAAGTGTCTGCCAATGTGCAATATGCCGCGCCGCTTGAGTTCGGCACTGTGAACATGGAGCCGCGCCCATTCTTGCAACCAGCACTTGACGCGCAAGAGGCGCGATTCAACCAACGCCTGAAAACACTGGCAGACAACGCATCGAAAGGTCTGACGCCATGATGCAAGAAGAAATCCAGACCGCCATTTATGAGGCAGTCGCGGCCATTGGCTACCCGACATACGATGATGTGCCACAAGTCACGGCCTACCCGTATATCGTCGTTGGCGATGATCGAAGCACGCCATTTGACACTGACAACTCAGTCGGGTCTGAGACTATTTGCACCATTCATGTGTGGTCGCAATACCGTGGCCGCAAAGAAGTCAAAGAGATCATGCGCTCGGTTTACCACACGCTGAACCGCGCAAACTTGACCATCACTGGTGGTCACTTGGTAGAATGTCACGCAGAGTTTGAGGAATCATTCTTAGACCCTGATGGCTTAACGAGACACGGAGTCATCCGGTTTCGTTTGATCGTCGAAGAAAACGGGTATCTTGAACAATATCTGAATTCTGAGGCTGGGGTTTATCTGCAATCTGAATCAGGCCATTATTTGGTCGCTGAACAAGGGGTTTAATCATGGCTGCTTTTGTTGGTCGCTCTGTTGTTGTTGAAGTCAATGCCGCTGTGGTGGCTGGCGCACGCACAAAATCTTTTACCATCGGCAATGAGCCTGTGGACATCACTTCTGACGATGACAGCGGTTTTCGCACCATGCTGTCTGTCGCTGGCACAAAAACGCTGGATATGACCATTGAAGGCGTGACCAAAGACGGCGCTCTGATCGCTTTGGCCTCTGGCTCCTCTGGCCTGATTGAAGGCGTGGAAATCACATTCCCAGGAATTGGCACCATCGCCGGTGACTTCTTCGTCGCATCGGTTGAAGTCGGCGCAACGTACAACGAAGCCACGACTTTCAGCGCATCGCTGCAATCGTCTGGCGCGTACACCTACACGCCCGTTGTCTGATGAGCGCAGTCTTTCGAGACGTTGAATTGTCATGGGAGGGCAAGGCCTATTCGGTCAAGCCGACCATGATGATTCTGAACAAGATTGAGCAGCGGGTAAGCCTTGCTGGATTGGTGCGAGGCCTGTCCACCGATGCGCCGCCTTTGTCTCACTTGGCTTTTGTCGTTGGCGAGTTCTTGCGGGCCGCTGGTGCGCGGGTTGACGATGACGAAATCTATCGTGAGTTGATGACTGGCGATGTTCAGGCTTTGCTTGCGATGCGGGATTCAATCCTGATGGCGATTTTCCCTGAGCCGAAAAAAAAAGAAAGTCAGTCTCAATTGAGCTGACTGACGTTGATTGGGGCGGCTTTTACCTTGCCGCCATCGGATGGGGTCTGTCGCCATCCGAGTTTTGGCAAATGTCGCCTGCCGAGTGGTGGCTGGTGTACGAAGCCAAGCGCCCACGGGATAAGGAGCTTGACTACGCCGGGGGACTGACAGATGCCGACTGTGCCGAGCTTTATGATTTGCTGGAGAAATAAATGGCAACGATAGGAAAGCTGGCGGTACAGATTACAGCCGACACGGCAGGCCTCAAAGCAGGCCTCAATGACGCAGAGCGCACGGTCACGGCCAAGGCTGATGCGATGGCCGCATCCATCAACAAGATCGGCGCTGCGTTTGCCGCATTGGGCGTTGCATCAACGCTAAAGAACCTGACGATGGAGGCCATCAATTCGGCCGATGCCTTTGATGAGATGGCCGAGAAAACCGGCGTCAGCGTTGAAAAGCTGTCATCGCTTGCTTATGCGGCCAAGATCAATGGCGCAACTGTTGATGACCTTGGCACGGCCATCCGCGCACTGTCAAACAAGATGGCTGAGTCCATTGACCCGACAAGCCAGGCCGCAAAGATGTTTGATGGCCTTGGCGTGGCGACTCAGAACGCCGATGGCACGCTGCGCAATGTTGATGACGTCTTGACCGACTTGGCTGGCGTGTTTTCCTCTATGGAAGATGGTGCGGCCAAGTCTGCGTTAGCAGTTGACATTTTTTCACGCGCTGGCCTGAACATGATTCCAGTGCTGAATAAAGGCCAACAAGGCCTTGCCGACTTGCGCATTGAGGCCGAGCGCCTTGGTGCAGTCATCAGCACCGACATGGCAAAGCAAGCCGCAGAGTTCAACGAGAACATTGACCGATTGAGCACGCTATCCGGCACGCTTGGCAAGACCATTGCAAACGCTCTTGTGCCTGAGTTGAATAACCTGATCAATGAGTTTTTGATCGGCATCAAGCACGCCAATGGATTCTGGGATGCCTTGGCGACATTCGGCACGATTAACCCATTCAAAGACCTGCAAGGCAACCTCAAAGGCACTCGGGATGAGCTTGACAACCTGAACGCTGCCCGTGAACGCTACATGAAGGCCGGGTCTGATACATCGGCCATTGACCAAGCTATCGCTACAGAAAAGCGCCGACTGGAATATCTCAAAGAGATTGAGCGCCAGCAAGTCATCAATGCACAAGGCAAGGACAATCAGAGCCAGGCAGAGTCTCGGCGCATTGGTCTTTCTGCGCCATCAAGATTGCCAAAGCCAGATTCTGGTGGCGGAGAGAAGCAAGAAGACCCGCTGACAGACTTCATCAAAAAACAAGAAGAAGCCGCGCTCCAGCGAAACGCAAATATGCTACTTGCCGATAAAGCATACTTTGAGCAAAAAGCGGAAATGCTTAGGCAATCAACTTTGACTCAAGAGCAGATCGCGCAAGAGGCATATGACAAGGAAGTCGCAAAGGCCAAGGAAATCAGAGACGCCGGTTTGATCACTGATGCCGAATACACGGCCATTGAAATTCAAGCGGCCCAAGAGCGTGCAAACGCATTGCAGGCCATTGAGTTTGCGATGATTGACATGATCACAGCCAAAGAGGCTGAGGCCGCCGAGATTCGCAAGAATCTGGCAAATCAAGTTGCAACACACGATGCCGATGTAAGGGCAAAGCAAGCCAATATGGTGGTCGGCATACTGAATACACTTGGTCAAAAAAACAAGCTGTTTGCACTGGCGTCTATTGCGCTTCAAACAAAAATGGCACTTGCGCAAAACAGCATCACGACAGCCCAAGCTGCTGCGCTTGCTTTTGCATCTCAGTTGATTCCAGGCGACCCAACATCTCTGGCCCGCGCCGCCGCCGCAAAGGCCGCAGTCATGGCGCAGGGTGGCGTCACGGCTGGCCTGATTATGGCGTCTGGCGGATTGCAGGCAGCAAGCCTACTGTCAAACGGCGATAGTGGAGTCAGTTTTTCTGGCGGTTCTTCTGGGTCGTCAAGTTCACAGCAATCTCCAAGCGTTACGGCGGCAACAAACATTGCGCCTCAAACAAATCAAGTTATTACAATCCAAGGCATCAGCGCCGGGGAAATGTTTTCTGGCGAAAGCGTGCGCGGCTTGATTGATCAACTGATTGAAGCGCAGCGCAACGGCTCAAAGGTGGTTTTGTCATGATTTACATCCAAAGCGGCTACGAGCCGACACCAGACCTGAACCACTCGCGCATTGGCTATCAAAATTATGCAGAAGGCAAGACGCCATCCGCATCATCAAGCGCCGCAGGATACCCGGCAGTTGCAGCCACCTACCCGACAACCTACGAATACTGGAAGCCGACAACAGTCCCTGCAACCTGGGCGATTGACCAAGGCGCGGCAGTGACTTGCGATTATTTAGGGCTTGTCGGAGACTTCAATGGCGCAACGATCAACGTCCAAAGCAGCACCGACAACAGCACTTGGACAACCCAAGTCAGCGGCACGCCGACTGGGCGTGTGGCGATGTTCTTGTTTGCTTCTGTCACGGCCAGATACTGGCGCATCCAGGTGACTGGCGCAGTCCCAAGTATTGCCGTGGTTTACATTGGCGCATCCTTGGCAATGCAGCGCAAAATCTATCAAGGCCATTCGCCATTGACGCTTTCCCGTGTGACCGATACCACTCAAAACGTGTCAGAGACTGGTCAGTATTTGGGCCGGTCAATCACGCGCAAAGGCCTAAGCACAAACTGCGAATATCAGCATTTGACCGCAGACTGGTATCGTGCAAACTTTGACCCGTTTGTGGAGGCCGCAAGAACAGCGCCGTTCTTCTATGCCTGGAGGCCATTGGCTTACCCGAGCGAAGTTGGCTTTGTCTGGACAAGCGGCGACATTCAACCAACCAACTCAGGCCCGCGCAACTTCATGAGCGTTGGCTTCAAAGTCACGGGGATTGCAAATGCGTGAGCCAGTCAGCTTGGTTGAGATTGACCGTGATATTTGTTCTCTGACGTATGGCATTGGGCCTTGCACGGCCACCGGCACGCCATGCTACAACACATGGCACACCTGCCAGGTTCGCCCAGTGTTTGCAGTCACGACCCAGGTTATCCGCTTTGCCAAGCCAAGCGCCAATATCCCGATGTCGTTTGACGCCATCCCATCGGTGAGATCGACAACGACAAGCCCGACAGAATTGAACGTGGGTGATGTTGACGCATCGTCTGGGCCATTGGGCAAGCGTGCTCAGGCGACGATCACACTGGAAGACCATCCATATTCGGATGCGCTGACTGACCCATATGTCGCGCAACGGGCCACAAATCCATTCACCGTTGGCACGTTTTGGACAAAGCTGAAAGCCCGTTGGCCAATTGCCAAGGGCCGAGCCTTGCGCATCCGTGATGGGTACATCGGGCAAGACCCAGAAAACATGGTGACGCGAGAATATTTGATTGAGGCCATCGACGGCCCCAACTCAAACAACATCGTCACAATCAAAGCCGTTGACCCTCTGCGCCTGCTGGACGATAAGACAAGCCAAGCGCCGATTCAGTCCAAGGGCGCATTGAGCGCCGACATCACCAACAGCCAAACGACAATCACGGTCACAGGCGCTGTTTTGGCCGATTACCCGGCCACCGGCACGCTGCGCATTGAGGCGGAGTTGATGACCTACACGGGCCGCACAGAGGCCGCAGGCATCATCACATTCACTGGAATTGTGCGCGGCACGGATGGCAGCGCAGCCAAAGACCACAAGTCAGAAAGCCGGGTCCAAACCTGCATCCGATACACAAACCAAAACGCTTGGGAAGTCGCCAAAGGCTTAATTGAGACTTACGCGCCATCGGCGGCAGGCTACATTGACGCGACACAATGGGCGGCTGAGGCCTCGCAATGGCTTGATGGTTTCATTGTGTCCGCGCTGATCAGCGAGCCGACTGGTCTGAATACGCTTTTGGCCGAGCTTTGTCGAGATGCCCAGTTCTTCATCTGGTGGGATGAGCGCCAGCAAAAAATCCTTTTGCGTGCCGTTCGCCCACCTACCGAAGTGCCTGTGCAGTTTTCCGAAGATGCAAACATCCTGGCCGGTTCGCAGTCCATCAAGACTGCGCCTAATGAGCGTGTGTCGCAGCTTTGGTACTACTACGAGCCTGCTGACCTGTCCAAGAAGGTTGACGCAGGGGACAACTATCGCAAGGTTCGCATCAGGATTGACGCCGATTCAGAAAGCGAACGCGAATACGGCGAAAGCGCAGTCAAAAAAATCTATTCGCGCTGGGTGCGAACTGACTCCATCGTGGTGGTCATCACAACTCGATTGCTTGATCGGTACAAGACAGACCCGCTTTACCTGACCATCTCAGTCGATGCCAAAGACCGCAACACTTGGACGGCCGATGTGGTGGACGTTAGCTCACGCCTTCAGACCAACACCGAAGGCCTACCACTAACCCGCCGCTACCAAGTCATAAGCGCCCAAGAGGTGCAACCCGGCGCAGTGGTCAAGTACGTTTTGCAAAACTACGAATTCACGGCAAAATACGCCTATTGGATGGCATCTGATGCGCCCATCTTTTCATTGGCTACCGACGAACAAAAAGCATTGGGCGCATGGTGGGCTGATGCCGATGGCCTGATTGACGGTCAAGACGGCTACGAATGGCAATGAGGAACACATGACGACTTTCACCACAATCCCAAATGCAAGCCTTGAGCCGGGCAAGCCAATCCGGTCTATTGATGGCCTTGCACTGCGTGACAACCCAATCGCCATGTTTGAGGGTGATGCGTCGGCACCGCGCATCGTTGGCAAGGCCGCAAAGCGACTGCAAGATTATCCGGTACTGACTGTTTCGGCGGCTGACACTTATGACGCATCAATTGGGTCTAATCCGCTGAGTCTTTTGTCACAAACAACAAGTGCATCATATGTTGTTGCGCAAAGATACACAATCGCAAATTACACAGGGTCAATGCGATTTAAGGCGGCCCATCTAGTAGATGACGGATTCACTGCTTATCTTGCTTTATACAAAAACAACGTATTGGTTCAACAATATTCAGCAACTGCGCCCGTATTCATTCAAAGAATAAATGATGTATCCGTCTCTCCAAATGACGTTTTGGAGTGGAGAATTCGAATGATTGAATTTACGAATACGTCGACAGCATTCAGAAATGATGGCATTTTTGCATCTAATGCTTACGCAAGTCGCACTCTTTACATTACTCAATCTGACAACGTAAACCCATGAAAAATATCCGATGGGCAAATTCTGAACACATCGGCATCTGCTATGACGATGGCGTGGTCACGGTCTATCTTGACTACGGCCAGACATATCAAGCCATCATCAATGGCGAGTATGGGCCTATTGGCGAACCAATCGTTATTGATGGTGGTTCGCCAATGGTTTACACGCCAGAAGAAGCGACAGAACTGCGCTGCGCAGCGTACGCAGCCGAATCAGACCCTATCTATTTCAAGTGGCAGCGCGGCGAGGCCACGCAGCAAGACTGGCTGTCAAAGATTCAACAAATCAAAGCACGCTATCCAATCGCAGGTGAATAATGGACACTCAAACCGCAGTCAATATCGTATTGGGCACGGCATCTACAGCTATTGGGTGGTTTGCCCGTGAGCTTTGGACTGCTGTCAAAGACCTCAAATCAGACCTGGCAAAGCTGCGTGAGGAATTGCCGAAGACATACGTCACCCGCGACGATTTCCGAGAGGATATGCGCGAGTTGAAGGATATGCTTTCAAAGATATTCGACAAGCTTGACGGAAAGGCTGACAAATGATGATCGAATCGCTTTTGAGCATTGGCGGGAAACTGATCGACAAGCTTATTCCAGACCCTGCCGCAAAGGCCCAGGCGCAGCTTGATCTTGCAAAGATGGCGCAAGATGGCGAGCTTGCCAAAATGGCAGACGAAACCCGCCGCCGTGAGCTTGAGTTGGTGGACGGCCAGCAAGCCCACAAAGAGCAGCAAGAGACAATCCGATCAGGCGACAATGCTCAAGACGAATACGTCAGACAAACCCGCCCAATGATGGCCCGCCAATCTTGGTACGCTGGCGCATTGTTTGTTTTTGGATTTGAGGTGGCGAAGGTGTCCGGACATGGGGATGGCGCATCGTTTGAGATTGCAATGACAATCTTGGCCCCGGCATTGGCCTACATGGGATTAAGGACTTTTGATAAGTTCGCCAAATGGAAAAAGTAATCCATATCACGCCAAACTTCACGCTGGCTCAATTGACGGCCAGCGAGACAGCCGCACGCCGTGGATGGACTAACACGCCAGGGCCATCAGAGCTTGCAAACCTGAAGCGCCTTGCAGACCTTTTGGAGCAAGTCCGCGCATTGCTCAATAAGCCCGTTTTGGTTAACAGCGCATACAGGTCAAAGCAGGTCAATGACGCAGTTGGCAGCAAGGACACCAGCCAGCACCGCATCGGGTGCGCGGCTGACATCCGAGTGCCAGGCATGACGCCTGACCAAGTAGTGCGCAAAATCATTGCCAGCGGCATTGCCTTTGACCAAGCGATCAGAGAGTTTGACGCATGGACGCATCTCAGCGTGCCCAACACAATCGACACGCCAGCCCGCAGGCAGGCGCTGATCATTGACAAGCAGGGCACGCGCCCGTTTGCTTAAACAAAGCCGCGCAAGTTTGGCGGCTTGTAATCCTTGCCTTTGCCAATCTTGCCGCCTTCAAGAATCACGGCCACGCCGTTTTCTAGCTTTGAGTCGTTGGAATCAATGACCGCCTGATCTGCCGCATCTTTGTCAAACCCTGCAAAGAACGCCACGCCGTTTCCAGTGACTTCAATGTCGCATAAAGCATCTAGCGCATCAACTCGCAGGTGAATTGGAATGTAAACCTGCTGCTCCTGGCGCTTTAGCTTTGATGCAAACCATTCCAGGTCAAGGCGCGTGCGATCAAGCAACTTTGCATAACCCTCACTGTCGGTGCGCAGGCAAGCCAAAAACTCGCAGAATTCTTCAATCTGGCAACCGATTGCCGTGTTCAGGTTTTCTGGTGTTTTGGTTTTTCCGCAGGCCTCAAGCCATGCCGCTGTTCTTTGGTAGTTTGTCATTTCATTTCTCCGCCGAGTGCCAAGATAACCGCATTGATTGCATCGCCAAGCGTGCCAGTCATAATCGCTACATCTGCATCAAAAGCATCGCAATCGTGTTCGCCCTCATTGACTGCAAGGATGTTGATTTTTTTGAATCGCATTGTGTCTGTCAGCGTGAACTCAATCTGATCGCCATGGGCAAGTGCTAGCGATGTCGGCAATTTTCCGTCTTGGATGTGGCCTCGAATTTCATGCGAATCCAAATTGTGATGCGTGAATTTGACCTTTGATACATCCTCGCCAATCGACTCCAGCACGCAATCGCGGCCAATGGACAAGCCGCACGGCATTTCATCATGGTCACCAAGCAGCCATTGGGTCATTGCCGCTTGCGGTGATGTGACCGTGTTCACCAGATACATCTTGAGGCTTGGAATGGCCTGCATCAGCGCCGAAACAAAGTCGTCGGCTTTTGATTGGCTGATTGTGTCAATCGCCAAAATTCCATCATCGCGGAACCACCCAAAGACAGCCGTTTGTTTTGGGAACGCTTGAGGCAGCAAAGCCATGCGAGCATCATCCATGATTTCGCGGCGCTCTTTTTTGCCTGGCTTGCGACCTTGCGATTGCTCAATTTCATAAACCTTGTCGTCAACCGCATCGCGCAAAACTTTGCTTGGGACTGATTTGGTTTCAATCATCAGCTTGACGATGCGCTCACCGTTCACGATTTCAACCATTGGCCCGTGATTGATGCCTCTCGGCTCCACCCATCCGACTGACTTGTCTTGCAAATCATTGCACGGAACAAACCGCGCAAACTCACCAAAGTCTGGCGGCAGGCTTGATTCGATTTCGTATCGGTAAATTGTGGCTGACTTAAACATGATGCTCCTTAATTAAAAAGTGTGCTCGTTGGCGATGCGCTCAATGACCTGGCGATAGTATTCCCGGCCAGCCTCTACCTTTTCGATGATTTTGGCCTCCATCGCTTTGTCTCGCTCTTGGTTGACCAGCGTCACCCGCATTTCAGGCGTGATGTGATCAATGATGTGAAGTTGCCGATCTTCATATCCGATCAGTTCTTCTGGTGTAGAAACAAGGCAGTAAGCAATGGCCGCGCTGTCAACATCCCAAAGCCACATATAAGCCGCAAGCTGCCAAGTGTAGGTCTTGTTTTCTCCGTCTTCTGCAAGCGCCGGGAACGTGGCAAGTGACCATGATGACTTGATGTCAATGATTTTTGACCCAGTAAAGATGTCGCACTCGCCGGTTATCCATTCGTTGGTCTTGCGCTCAGTGTTTTTGGTGTAACTGGTGAACAAAACCGAATTGAGTAGTTCGATTGACTGATCTTCAACCTGGATACCCTTTTGCATGGGCTTGCTTGAGATGCGCTCGTCGTACCCGTAAACAGCCTCTTTTGCCAGCTTGGTGATGGCTGTCTTTGCGCCAACTGACAGCGTTTCGCCTTTGGCTTTTGGGTCGGTCATGATGTCGGCCAGCAACGATGCGCGGAAGATGATTTTATGATCAAGCATTTGCGAGCGCCTCCACCAGAATGGACTCTTGTTCATCGGTCAGCGCAAAGTCATTGCGCAGCTTTTCCGTGCTGTATTGGCCCGACTTAATTGATTCGACGGCTTTTGCAAATCGCGCATTGGTCAGGCTTGGCTTTTTGGCCTCGACTTGGTGCGACTCATGATCAGGGTCGCCCTCAACAGGTATGCAGAACGCTTGAATAGCGGCGTATTTGTAGGCCGCGCTCATGGCCTTATTGGTTGACTTGTCGCCGCTGTCCATTGCCTCGCCGTACATCTTGATCGTGTGCTTTGAGCCATCCTCGGCGCTCACAAAGTCATACTCCACCTCGACGGTGGTGTAGAAAAGATTTCCGCCAGACTTGGAAAGCCGTTCCTCGCAGGTTCGGGCAATGACGCGAGGCAAGATGACCAGCTTATGGCGGGCAAGCAGTGGGGCAAGTGCGTTTTGCACATCGTCAATGCCTCGGAAGTTGAAGCCTTGTCCTTGCTGGTTTCGCCTTGTCTTGGCGATGCCGTGCGCAGATATGTCGCTGGCGACCTCCGCAATCATTTGATAGACGTTTTTTGTCATGTCTAGCTTTCGGTTTGCATGGCGACTGTGCCACGGGTTTTATTGTAATCTGATTTCATGCCACTTGTGCAAAATAATTTGCACGCCGCGCAAAAAAATCACGCTACAATGGCGCATCGAATCAACTGGGGTAGAAATGACAGAGCAAGAAGTCACAAACGAGTCAGTCAAAGCACTGCGCAAATCGCTTGGAATGGGCCAGGCCGAATTCTGGGGGCCGATTGGCGTGAAGCAGGCCGCAGCAAGTGGCTACGAAAACGAAACAGCCATCCCAAAGCCTGTGCGCATCCTGGTGGTGGCCCGCTACGTTTGCGGCATCCACATCGACGCAGACACGGCAGATGGCGTTGAGGCCACCAAGCAGCTTGGCAATGTTCAGCAAAAAAAGATCAAGGCCAAAGCCATTGCTGGCGAGGTCAAGCAAGACTTGGCAAAAGCCGCCAAGTCCATTCAAACCGCGCATGATGCGCTGAGTTCAATCTGAAAGGAAGATCATGGCTCAAATTACTGGAGTTTTTCGCATTGGCCGGGACGCAGAAGTCCGTCACACACCCAAAGGCGATGCTGTCGCGCAGTTGTCGCTGGCCTATAACCACGGCAAAAAAGGCCAGGATGGCAATCGCCAATCGCAGTGGATTGATGCGGCCATTTGGGGCAAACGCGCAGAGGCTTTGGCTCAATACCTTTTGAAAGGTCAACAAGTCTATGCCGTCTTGAGCGACCCGCACATCCAGACCTACGAAGGCAAGAACGGTCAAGGCGTCAAGCTGGTGGCGACCGTGCTGGAGATCGAGTTGATCGCAGGCCAGCGCCCACAAGAAAGCCAGCCGCAACGCCAAGAACGGCCAAAGGCAGCGCCAGCGCCTGCGCCGTCTGGGTTTGATGACATGGACGATGACATCCCGTTTTAACCAACACGGCCCAAAAGCGGATGATGGACTGCTGGGGATTCCCAGTGGAGCGCACCAGACGCAGCGAGTAGGGCCACCAAATAAGGCTGAAATCAATAAGGCGTGGATGCAAACAACCCATTAACCAAATTGAAAGTAGGCCGATTTTTATGACTAAATTCACAATCCAACGCACCGGCATGGCGATGCCGACAGAGCTTGAAGGCGCAAGGACTTTGCTGTTTAAATGCTTTGCCGGCCGCACTGACGAAGACGCAAGCGCATGGAAGAAACTCTGGGCGCGGATGTTTCAATCCGAGCCAGGCCAGATCGTCACGATTGAGGCGACATTTCCACGAAACCTGCGATTTCATCGAAAGTTCTTTGCACTGCTAAATCTTGGCTTTGAAGCCTGGACGCCCGCAACCAAATTCAAAGGCATGGACATCGCCAAGGACTTTGACCAGTTCAGATCCGATGTGACCATCTTGGCGGGCTTTTACGAGCAGGCCTTCACCATTGATGGCGCGATGACGCTCAAAGCCAAGTCGATCAGCTTTGCACGGATGGAAGAACCGGAGTTTGAAAAGCTGTATTCCGCCGTTGTCAATGTGCTGTTGTCTCGGGTGCTGACAACATACGAAAACCGCGAGCAACTGGATGCCGTGGTTGACCAGATACTTGGCATGGCATGAGATTCCCAAAGCACAACTACATCCGCAGCAAAACGCTACTGCGCAACGCCCGCGAGATACCGTGCCAGCATTGCGGCGCCGACGATGGGACCGTGGTGGCCGCGCACACCAACCACGGTGGCGGCAAGGGCCGTGGCATCAAGGCGGATGACAACCTGATCGCATCGCTTTGCTTTCAATGCCACGCATCGCTCGATCAAGGCGCATCTATGACAAAAGCCGAGCGCCAAGCCATGTGGCAAGCCGCGCACATCAAAACCGTGGAAAAGCTGACGAAGTTAGGATTGTGGCCCGATGATGTGCCTGT